CGATACGTCAGACGAGATAAGGTTGTTACTACCGTCTACTGTCAATCCTTGCGGAGACGCACCCGGTGAAGAAAAACTGGTGCTTATTGTAGAGGTAATGCCACTATGCTTATATATTTTATCGCCTGAATAGTCAGTTGAGATAAGGTTTCCGCTACTGTCTAACGCCAAGCCAGACGGATTTATATACGGTGAAGCAAAGCTGCTGCTTATAGTAGAGGTAATCCCACTGTGTAAGTATATCTTATCAGAGTCAGCATCAGACGAGATAAGCGTTGGACTGCTGGCTACTGATCTTATGTCAAGATCAGAGGAGGGCGCGAATATCCGTGTGACAAGAGCATGCCCCCCCGGAAAGGATTCTTGCTCTGACCCATCCACATCTATTGCTATGGAACCTTCAGTTACACCAGAAGCATCAATAATGACCTGTGTAATTGTTTCCGATGCAAGCCCATCCAAGGCGGCCCATGTTTCGGCCGTGGTAAATTTATGAGACTGAAAGTTAGATCCACCGCCAGCACCAATCTCTACTACGCTGCTGTCATTCTTCCCAAGAAAGAGTTTGCCGTCAGCAGTATTAGCAGCCAGCTCTCCTCCTGCAAGGGAACTTGGTACTGCACTCGCGGTGCTACTACGCTTAACTTTAATCGTACTTGCCATTAGTAACTTCCACCGTCAATGGTTGCATTAACCGCAACAAACGTTGGGCTTGAGGTTGTCAAAAGGTCTTGGTCTGCAAAGGCGGCGTTAGCATACGGCAGATTGCCCGTAACGTCAGTTGTCAAATCAATTTGACCAAGGGTGATCTGCTGACCACTGAGGGTGAGGTAGTCATAGCTACCCGCCAGCGTAACATCCGTTGAGTTGTCGGTACCTGCTGCATCTACTCCAAGGGCAGTGCGGGCATCAGCCGCCGTTGTGGACCCTGTCCCGCCGTTGGCTACTGGCAATGCACCAGTAACATCTGTAGTTAAATCAATCTGGCCTAACGTAATTTGCTGACCGCTCAGGGTCAGGTAGTCATACGTTCCCGCCAGTGTTACGTCGGTAGAGTTATCGGTTCCTGCGGCATCTACGCCCAAGGCAGTACGAGCAGCGGAGGCAGTGGTTGCCCCTGTACCACCTAACGAAATAGGCACCGTGCCAGCAGTAATCTCCTGCCCTGTGATGCTGAGGTAGTTGCCAGTTACCGTTGCAAGAGTAACATCGGTACTGTTATCCGTACCTGCTTGGTCAACGTCAAGAGCAGTTCTTGCGGCGGATGCCGTGGTAGCACCTGTACCGCCAAGGGACACAGGCACCGTTCCAGCCGTGATCTCCTGCCCTGTAATGGTCAAGTAGTTGCTGCTTACCGTGGCGAGTGTGACATCCGTACTGTTGTCGGTACCAGCAGGATCAACACCCAGAGCAGTACGTGCGCCAGAGGCCGTGGTAGACCCGGTACCGCCATTAGAAACAGGCAGTGCGCCCGTTACATCTGTGGTAAGATCAACAGACCCAAGGGTAAGCTGCTGGCCGCTAATTGTGATGTAGTCAAGTCCCGCAGCAATAGTTACATCAGTGGAGTTGTCAGTCCCTGCCTGATCAACGTCAAGTGCAGTCCTTGCGCCAGCCGCTGTGGTGGCACCCGTACCACCAAGAGAGACGGGCACCGTGCCAGCAGTAATTTCTTGACCCGTAATGGTCAGGTAGTTCCCTGCTACGGTAGCAAGCGTAACGTCAGTACTATTGTCTGTTCCTGCCTGATCCACATCTAAGGCAGTCCGTGCGGCAGCGGCAGTCGTGGCACCAGTACCGCCATTGGCAATAGGCAGTGTCCCGGTAACATCAGTAGTAAGGTCTACTTGCCCCAGCGTAATCTGCTGACCACTAAGTGTTAAGTAGTCATAAGCACCCGCCAAGGTGACATCGGTGCTATTATCTGTACCAGCTGCATCCACGCCAATCGTCGTGCGAACAGTAGCGGCGTCAGCATCGTCAAGGATGCTACGGGCAAAAGAAGTCAGGTCTGTGACTGCATAGGTGTCTGATGCGGTTGTGTACAGCATCTTATCTGCCGCCGTCGTGAGGCCAGCGATAGACGTAAGACCCGCATCCTGCGTCTGGTACGTGCCAAGGTCGCTTATCTGGGATTCGGTGATAGAGAGGGCGGCTTGATGCTGTGTGACGCTTGACTCAGAGATACGAGCATCTGCGAACGTGCCGCTAAGAATGTCACCCGTAGCTAATGCTCGTTCCTCATTGCCAGACGAGCCACCTATGAATACGTGCGTATCTGTAAGATTAGGAATGTCATTGGCGCGACCAGAGCCAGATACAATGATAATGCCATTGCTGTCAGAGCGGGCAACCTTACCAATGTTCTGTACCGCGTCAGCATTTGACGTTGGGCGCGTGTTTGTAAGCGCACCAGCGGTTGACGAAAGATATAGAACGTCACCAACGCTGTAAGAGCTGGTATCTACGCCAGCAAGCTCTCCATAAACTGTTACCTCACCATCGCTATTGTGGTTGATTGCACCAGCCGCAAGGCCAATGGCAGGATACTTACCGCTTGCATCAGCATCAGCAAGATCAATCAGAATCTTGTTCCCATTGTGACCGCTTATATAAACAGCGGCACCCTTAGCAATGGTAGAGCCTGTTGTATTTCGTACCTCAAGCGTAACAGAGTTTGCATCTGCGACCGTGCTTGGTGACACATACGAAAAAACACCAGTGCTGCTGTCATAGGAAAGTTCTGATGTATTGGTGCTTGTCAGGCTAATAGCCGTCCTTGCATCAGAGTCCGCATAGTGTGCGAGGTCAGAGATTTGGCTCTCTGTAATAGTCAGGGCAGCCTCGTGCTGTGTAACATTGGACTCAGCAACATTTCCGTCGCCAAGTGTACCAGTTACATCCGTGCTGAGGTCAATCTGCCCAAGCGTAATCTGCTGACCCGATAATGTCAGATAGTCGTATGAGCCAGCAAGAGTAACGTCGGTGCTGTTGTCGGTGCCAGCGGCATCTACGCCAATCGTAGTCCTGACAGTGGCCGCATCTGCATCATCAAGGATGGACCGGGCAAAGGAGGTCAGGGTAGTCGTTGCATACGTATCAGATGCTGTGGTGTACAGAATCTTGTCTGCAATGGTGGTCAAACCAGCAATAGAGGTCAGGCCGCTATCAAGAGGCTGATACGTTCCAAAATCACTAATCTGGCTTTCTGTAATGCTAAGTGCAGCCTGATGCTGAGTAACATTGGACTGTGCTATCCGTGCATCAGCCAAAGTGCCACTAACAATATCAGAGGCGTCGTGGGTGTGCGAAGATGGGGTAAATGTTGACGGTACGCCAGTTAGGTTTGCCCATGCGAGATAGTATGTTCCCTCTTGCCCGTCAAGAAGGTCTGCATCCAGATTAGAGCCTGTCCCATCTACCGTAAGAATTGCCGTTAGAAGCTCGCTGGCAGTGCCATACGTTTCGCTAAAGGAAATTACCCCCGTGCCGCTATTGTACGACAAATCTCCGCTTGCGCTAATGGCTGAACGGGCACGAGCATCAGTGTAATAAAGATTAGTTCCCTCGCCTAAGTCGCTCGTGGTAAATGATGCAAGGCTAACATTGCCAGTAAGAGTGTTAGAAGCGTCAACATACGTCCATGTAATTCCAGTTCCATCCTGAACAAGGGTGGCAACCCTATCGTCTACCGCCTCAGAAAAATCAGAAAGCTGTGCAGCGGTTACACTGTGCGGATTGCTTGTGTCTCCAGTATGCGAAGAAAGAGCAGCCGTTGTGGCATAGGAGCCAAGGTCACTGATCTGGCTCTCCGTAATAGACAAAGCACCTTGGTGCTGAGTCACGTTGCTTTCGGCAATCCGTGCATCGGCAAGGGTGCCGCTCGTGATGTTGGATGCAGCGACATCGCCCGTAAGGGTTCCGGTAAATGTCAGATCCGTAAAGGTTGCCGCAGCCGCAGTGGCAGATCCAATGACTGCACCATCAAGGCTCGTGACAGCCACTGTAATGGTGTCTGACGGGTCGTCGTGCGTGACT